ACAGCGCCTCTTTGACCCAATCGGTGAGTTCCTTGACGCGCTTCTCGTTGCGACAGAGTTCATCATCATCCAAGTCATCAATAACGATGTAGTCCGGACGCGCTTCGCGGTCGCGCAGACCACGCGGAGACTGGCCACGACCACAAGCCAAGAATGTCACGCCCGACTTAGTTTTGAAAGAGCCTTCGGTCCAGAAGCCGAGATTCTTTTGCTCGCCGAAGTCCGCTATCAGACGTTGGTTGTATTCCAGCTCCGCCTGAATGTCACCGAGCAGACGGTTGGCGCTATCCTCGGACTTGCCGACGACGACCATGAAATTGATAAGCCTCTTGGCTTGGAACATGAGCCAGAGCGGAATAAAGATGTCGAAGTGAGTAGATTTGGCATGACCGCGAGGCCACTTGAAGACCGCCTTGAGGTTAGGTGTAGACTTGACCTTGGCGGCAGCCTTGTTATGGAATGGTGCGTTGTGAATGATGCGCACCGCTTCGCCTGTAGTCTTGTCGCGAAGCGTGAGAAAGTGCGGAAAATAATACTCGCAGAAAGCCGCGTAGTTAGACAGCAAGCGGCGAATGCGCTTTTCGCGATCGACGGGTGTTTCTTTGGCAACGTTAAGCGAGACTTCGGTGACAGATTGGATCTCCTTGCAGTGCTCTCGCCAAAGTTCGAGGGCAGCGCGAGTCTCGGCAGACACACCAATGCCCGGCATATTAAGCTAAAGAATTTTTGCTCATCGACTCGATGAGGAATTTGTCTTGATACTTATTGATAGCCTTGATGAGTTCCGGAGTTACCTCGGGGTCGGTGGCAGCGCGATATTTGAGCCAGGTGTTGAAAGCCATGAAGACCTCAACGGCATCGACGACATTAGCCTGCTTATCGAGCTTCTGTATAACGCTTGCCAGTTTGGACAGCTTATCGCCAAGACTTGCCAAGAGCGTCGGGTCGTCGGAGCGGCTGACTGACTCGATAGTTCGGTCGATAGTGAGAAGGATTTTGTTGACCAGTTCCGGGCGGGTGATGCTGCGCGCAGCGCGAGCTTCCTTCCAGCCGTCGGCATTAACCCATTTAGAGATAGTAACTTTAGAGACGCCGACCTTGTCGGCAATATCGTCTTGTTGGTTGCCCGCCATGAAAAGAGCGCGGGCAAGCTCCTTTTTCTTTTCCAGTTCAGCTTTAGTCATAAAAAATGAATTGCGTACGTGTTAATAATGTGCAAAGATGGGGAGCTTAGGATGGGGCAGCCAAAAAAGTGTGCAAAGATTGCATAGAAGTGTGCAATGGTTGCACACTTTTTTGGAGGAGGGGCAAAGGAGGCAGTAACTTTCGGCAAAAATTTAAAAATAGCAATGGCAAAACGAGTAAGAATCACGAATGACGGACTGAATGACTACGGCGGTCGAGTGTTGACCTCGGGTATGGACATCAGTCGCTACGAGAAGAATCCGGTGCTGCTGTACATGCACAATCGCGGGCAAGTGATAGGCTGCCTGAAAGACATCAAGCGCGAGGGCGATGCGATAACGGCAGAACTTGACTTTGACGAGGTGACAGAGCTGTCGAAGCAGTGCAAGAAGCAGTGGGACTATGGCAGCTTAAAAGCAGTGAGTGTAGGCATCGACATATTAGAGATGAGCGATGAGACGCAATATATAATGCCGGGACAGACGGCAGCGACCGTGACCAAGTGCCGACTGTATGAGGTGTCGCTTGTGGACATCGGATCAAACGAAGATGCACTTGTGCTGCGCAAAGACGGAAAATTAGTAACGCTTGGCAAGGGATCAAATCCGCTGCCGAGCATCAAAACACAAAATAGAAAAGAAATGGACATTAAAACATTGGCCCACCAACTGGGCTTGCCGGAGACGGCAGATGAGGCTGCAGTGACAGCAAAGATTGATGCACTGTTAGCGGCAGAGAAGAGCAACGCAGAGCTACTGAAGGCGAAGACAGACTTAGAACTGTCGGCGATTACGGGAGTGGTAGAAGCGGCGATTGGCGAGAAAAAGATTGGAGCCGACAAGAAAGAGCAGTTTGTGAAGCTCGGACAGCAAGTAGGCATAGAGACGTTGAAAGCGACCTTTGGAGCGATGTCGGCACAGGTTAAACTCACTCAGGCGATTAACCCCGAACCGGGAGTGGTGCCGGAGCGCAAGAGCTACGCCAAGTTGAGCGAAGTTCCCACCGGCGAGCTTGAGAAGTTGCGAGCAACAGACTCAGCCGAATACAAGCGACTCTATAAAGCCGAATACGGCATGGAATGTGAGATTTAAGCACAAACAAATAAAGAAGGAAAATGAAAACGATTGTAAGAATCATGATTGCATTGATGGTGAATATGATCATCGGTGCGACACTCGGGTTGGTGTTAGGCATTAATCCGTACGTATGCGCAGCAGTGATGGTGGCTGTGGGTATGGTGATGGGCTTGGTACCGGCAGAAGCCGGGAGAGCGAGAGCGACCATCTTCACAGAGATTTGGACCGGCGAGTTGGTGAAGAGCTTGCGCGGGATGCTTGAGGGGTCGTGGTTGGATGGTATTCCCGACCAGACGTCGATAGTGAATAATGATGTGATACACTTGGTGGATGTAGGAGTAGACCCCGATGTGATCATCAATAACACGACATATCCGATACCGCTTCAAGCGCTTGATGACAAAGATATAGCCATCAGTCTTGACAAGTTCCAGACGAAGGTTACGCCCATCACTGATGACGAGCTGTATGCGGCAAGCTACGATAAGATTACGCGAGTTAAGGAGAGTCATGCGAATGCGCTTAATGATGCGAAGTTCGGCAAGGCAGCGCATGCTCTCTGTGCGAAGACAAACACCGCAAAGACGCCCGTGTTGGCAACGAGCGGCGAGGTAGAAGCCGAGACCGGACGATTGAAGATGACAATGAGCGACGTGGTAGCGATGAAGCGCTCGATGGACAAGCTTGGAGTACCGGCAGAGAACCGTCGCTTGGTGTTGTGTGCAGACCACGTGAACGACCTGTTGTTGTCGGATCAAAAATTCCGCGAGCAATACAATATTGACCGCAGCACCGGCAAGGTGGGTAAACTCTATGGCTTTGAGATTTACGAATATGGCAATAATCCGTTGTACACGACCGGCGGAGAGAAGAAAGATTACGGTGCGACAGCCGAAGCAGGAGAGTTTCAATGCTCATTTGCGTTCTACACGCCGCGCGTGTTCAAGGCTACGGGCTCTACGAAGATGTACTATTCGGAGGCAGCGACCGATCCCGAATATCAACGTAATAAGGTTAACTTCCGTCACTACTTCATAGCTATGCCGAAGAAGGCAGATGCGGGTGTGGTGATGCGCAGCGGCTATAAAGCGTAAGCGATGAGCGATGGCAGCATTGAAGTATCTGGTACTACACTGCACAGCGACGCCTGAAGGGCGAGAGGTAAGTGCCGCCGACATAAGGCGGTGGCACACCTCGTCGGTATCGCAGGGCGGCAGAGGGTGGAAACAGGTGGGCTATACCGACTTAATACACCTTGATGGCATGGTAGAACGCTTGGTTGACAACAACGAAGATGCCAACGTAGATCCGTGGGAGATTACCAACGGAGTGAAGGGCTATAACTCGGTAAGCCGTCATACGGTGTACGCAGGAGGACTTGCCAAAGACGGCAAGACCGCTAAAGACACGCGAACGGCGGCGCAGCTGAAGGCGATGGAGGAGTACGTGAAAGACTTCCACGCGCGGCATCCGCAGGTGAGGATAGTCGGCCATAACGAGTTGGCGGCAAAGGCGTGTCCGAGCTTCGATGTGCAGGCGTGGCTAAAAGCTATCGGGATAAATCAATAACAGATACCAATAGAAGAGAGGTGATGAACTGGAGTGAGATAATCAATCTGATACTTGGAGGCGGGCTGCTCACGTGCCTGGTGTCGCTGCTGTCGCTAAGGTCGACAGTGCGGAAGGCTAACGCTGACGCGGATAAAGCGCGGGCAGAAGTCGAAACGGTACGGATAGATAACGCAGAACACGCCACTCGGGTGTTGGTTGAGAATATAGTGAAACCCTTAAAAGAAGAACTTAATGCGACAAGAGAAGACCTGCAAGCGACGAAGCGCGAGATGGCATCGACAAAGCGTGAGCTGGCGCGGTTCAGGAAGGCTTTGGACACGGCTAACGGGTGTCCTCATCGTGATGTTTGTCCTGTATTGCGGAAGCTGCGCGTCGACCAAGAAAGCCGTCAACGCCACGGAGATGTCGGAGACGACAACGGTCAAGGCGGACAGTGTGCGCAAGGAGGTGAGAATATTGCAAGGGCAGTCGATACCGTCAAGCGAGACGAGTCTGCGAGTGCCCGTGGACAGCCTGCGTAAGCTGCCCGAGGGTGCGAGCTATACGTCGAAGAGTGGGCAAGCCGGGATACGGCTTGCGGTACGAGGCGACAGCATAGAGGCAACGGCGACGTGCGACAGCCTATGGGCAGAGTTAGACTACTACGAGTCGCTGTACTGGACGACACGCGAAGAGCGCGACCGCTATAAAGAGGCGGCTGAGGCTCGAACGGAGACCGAAAGCAGTACGAAGGGCGTTAGTAGAGGGTTAGTAATGATAATAACATTAATCGTCGGCATGATAGCCGGCGCGGTAATAACAAACAAAGTAAAGCAAAATGGATAAAAAATTCATGTATGGTATCGGCAAGGTGACTTTCGATACTTTCGAACTTGGTTATATTGAGAAAGGCTCATGGGATTGGGGCGGCACTAAGCCGGAGACCACCGACATCGAGGCGGAACAAGTTCCCGACGCTCCGGTTCTCACTCTATTGAATAAGAATGCAAGCATCTCGCCTACATTCAACCTTATTCAAGTAGATTATAAGAATCTTAAAGCCGTCCTTGGTGGCGAGTTGGTTGGTGGTGAAACATCGCCAACCGGTTGGAAAGCTCCGACCTCATTGGTACAGATCTCAGGCAAACTTGCTATCGAGCTTGTTTCGGGTCAGACAGTGACAGTCCCCAATGGCACCTTACTTGCCAACCTCGGCGGCAAGCTTACCTTAACCGAAACATCCAAACTTGAATGCCAGCTCAAGGTTAATAAGCCTTCAGATGGCTCATCTCCTTACGAAGTTAACGACACTGTTGCTTCTGCGTAAATATGAACACTGATGCCGTAAGGCAGGTCCAAATAGAGGGCGCGGATGCTCTGCTTGATGTTGGGGTTAGTGTCCCAATAGCGAGTATTCGCGTCCCCTTTAAAAAGAAACCTGTCGAGATTCGAGTAACGATGAAGCGTCCGTGCTTAGCCGGGCAAATCAAAATAGCTCGCACATACTTATCTATGGGTGTGACGAGTGAGGAAATGTGGCGATTCTCAAAAGAAGATGAGATGAGATTCCTCTCTGATCATGGTAATAAGATTGCTAAAATGATAGCAATCACTATATGCCGAGGTGCATTGACCTCTCGTCTATTCTTAGGATTGATGACATGGCTGGTCAAGACCAGAATGAGTAATGCACATCTTATTGGAGCGATGAAACGCTTCGTCACACTTATGGGTACTGACCCTTTTATACCTATTATCAAATCGGCGGAGATGACGAATCCGATGAAGCCGAGGACGAGCCAAAAAAGCAAGGGGAGTTAAGAACCGAGTACGAAGGTTCTCATAGCCTCTTTGGATTTGTGTGGCAGATAGCCGATGCCACCGGGTGGAGTATCAAATATATATTATATGGTGTCAATTATCAGACACTGATAATGATGTTAAGTGATGCTCCGCGATATGTAAGGCGTAAAGTAAAGAATACATCGGATGCCGACTCGGCGGAAGATGAAGCAAGTAATATTGCAGGATATTTTCAAAGCAGACTAAATGAGTAAACCGGTAGAAATAGAAATATTGCTTAATGACCGCGCATCACGCGGGCTGAATAATGCACGTGCAAATGTCAAAGGTTTGACTTCTGAAACAGCGGCAGCCGGTAAGCAGATGAACCAGCTTGGCAAAGAGGCTGATGGGGTCCAGCAGATTTTTAAAAAGCTTATCGGTGCATTTACTATGAAGGAACTGGTATCTCAAATCACTAAAACGAGAGGTGAGGTTCAGCAACTTCAAGTTGCATTTGAAACTATGCTTGGCAGTGCAGAAAAGTCTAATGAACTGTTTGCTCAATTGGTCAAGACGGCAGCCATCACTCCGTTTGGTCTCGAAGATGTGGCGAATGGCGCAAAGCAGTTGCTTGCATATGGTCTTGAAGCTGAGAAGGTGAATGAGACACTGACAAGGCTTGGTGATATAGCCGCTGGCCTATCTGTACCATTGAATGACCTTGTGTATCTGTATGGTACGACTATGGCTCAAGGCCGATTATATACGCAAGACCTTAATCAATTCACCGGACGCGGTATTCCGATGCTTTCGGAATTGGCAAAGCAGTTTGGTGTAGCCGAGAATAAGGTGAAGGACTTGGTGGAATCCGGGAAAGTCGGCTTCCCTGAAGTTCAAAAGGTTATAGAGAGCCTTACTGATGAGGGTGGTAAATTTGGCGGTCTTATGAAAGCCCAGTCAAAGACCATCACAGGTCAAATCTCTAATATTGAAGATGCTTTATATATGATGTTTAATGAAATCGGACAAGAGTCTGAGGGAATCATCAATAAAACATTATCCGGCATCTCTTTTGTAATTGAAAACTATGAACGCTTTGGTAGAATATTGATGGGCGTTGTTGCCACCTATGGCACATATCGAGCAGCCGTCATGTTGGCTGCCGCTGCATCCGGATGGGAGACCACTGCCGAGGCTCTAAAATATCATTGGTTACTTCTTGTCGAGGCTGCGCAGAAGCAGCTCAACTTGACAA